TTCTGTCATGGCAGAATCCCCTTCGCTATGTAATAAAAAACACCCTTGGCGGGGTGACCTTTCGCTGGCTGAGTTGGCGCTCAGCTGGCGAAATTCATTTAAGTGAGGCTACTTTTGGCAGTTCTACTGGTTGCTTGAGTAGCTTCACTACTTCATCCAGCGTGTGTTCAAACACGCCGTCTTTAAACACCTGGTTAACCAGGCTTAATTCATCATTGGTTGCAGCACGGCCCAGGCGATTGCGTAATTGCATCTTGAGATCAATGCTGTCCATCGTTTTGATTTCAGGCATGGACAGACCAGGCACATTCAGTGCGGTACCTTTGCGTGGCAGGTAAGTCGGCAGCATGATGTTGTCCAGGTGCTTGAATGGATCGATGCGGCCACCGAAGGCTGGCCGTTTCTCTTTTTTGGACTTGGCGATAGCTTCATCCGTGGTTTCGCCTGTGATGATCTGGTCCAGCTGCTTGCTGGCAATTTGTGCCGGTGTGGCGGCATGGCTCTTGAATGACTCACCGATGATCGGGGCACCGATGCGGAAACCAAAAGCGCCTTGCTGGATCTGTTCGATAATATAAAAACGGTCGTGGCCATCTTCGTTGAGTACAACTTGCGCGGCTTCTGGACGCCACGGGTTCTGGCATACAAGGATTTTCTGGCCGACATACAAACCAGGCACATGGCTAACATCAAAGTCAGCACCTTTAAAGCTGATAGTCAGCTCGTCATTGACGACACGTGATTCAGGAACAGTTCTGGCCAGCTCTCGGCACAGCTCCAATGCAGGGGCAATGCGCAGCTGATCCTGGGTGATTTTCATCCAGGCACTAAAGCGGGTCATGCGGTGGCGGCTGTGGATCATGCTGCCGTTAAACTTGACCATCCATCGCTGGGCGTAGGTGTTGAGTTCATCCAGTGATTGCACATTGAGGTCTTTGAGCAAGCTCTCAAACTTGCACTCGACAATATCCTGGGCTTTTTCCACGCTACCGGTTGCTCTTGCATTGCCTGGCATGTGCCAGTCCAGCCGGATACTCAGTGCGCGGCACAGGGCTTTAAACATGCCGCTGGTGTTGGCACAACCTGCATCCACATAGATCATGAAAGGCACGCCATAAAATGGCTGGTCACCACGCTGCTGAATGGCATTGAGAAAGATATTGACCAGGTTGGCACCGCTCTCACCGCCAAACACGTATTCGACGTAAATGGCCCCACTGGCGTGATCGGTCACCACGTAGCGCCAGACACGGTCTTTTTCGATGCGCTTGTAATTCTCCGGCTTGTTTTTCTCAAATTCGCGGGCTTCCATTACCGTGAGCCCGCCTGCCGTTGGCAGGTAAAACAAAATGCACAGTGAGGCGTCTATCTCCCACACATGGTTTGGGTGCTTGCTGGCCATCTGTATGGATGGCGCTGGCGCATTGAGTATGGCCTCAGATAGACCGTAGCTTGCGATTGCGCGGCGTATGGTGGATGTACTCAGCAAGCGGACTTCACCGCTTGCTTCATCGAAGTACTGTGCTTTGATCTGATCGTTTGCCCGCAGGATTTCTACCGCCGATTCAAGTGTGACCGTGTGTTTGCCGTTCTGGCGAATACCGTTTTTGATATATGCCGCAATCAATTGCGCCTCTTGATATTTAAGGGCTGTTTCACCGGCATCGGATCTGCGTTTACGAGGCTTGGTATCTGCAACCTTTTTGAGTTCGCGTAACAGGGTTGGGCGGGATATAGCAAGCTCCTTGCAGGCTGCGCTGTAGATGGCCTCTTTGTTGCCGTGTCCGGCTTCGCGCGCTGCCCTGGCGATATCAACTAAGCGTTCGGTGTAAGCGGCTGACATATCAATTTGCTTTCAGTTGATCTGCGGTAATGTTGCCGCCGTCACTTGTCAGCGTCATGGGCATTTCATCGTTCAGGTTAAAGACCTGGTCAGGATGGTCTACCTCTGGAAATTGGTTGCGGATTTCTGCGCAGGCCAGTTCAATCTGGCGAAGCATGCCGTGGATGTATCGCGTTTCATCGCCACCGTAGAGCCTGGTGTGTGCAAGTAAGGCTTCGACCGCTGGCGTTAATTTGGAGCGGATGGCATGCTCCGCCTCAAATTCAAATGTCATTACCTCATGGCGCAGCTGCTCTTTGATTTCATCGGGGGGTAAAGTTTTGACGCGGCCATCCTGGACTTGCAATTTCATTTCCAGACTGTCGATCTTGTTATTTTTCTGTTGCATGATGCGGGCGTTGGCCTCTTCATTGGCTTTGGCCTCGCGCAAGGCTGCTTTAAGCTCCTTGGCGGTCATGGTCTCGATATCATCCAGTTGCAGGCCCGCGACTGTTTCGCCCTTTGCCAGCAAGTCGAGATCGTCGTCATCCATCATGACCAGTTCAAGCAGCTTGGATTGGCTGTTAATTTTTTCTGCCAAATGCGCCAAATTGGCGCTTTTGGAAAACTTGAATGCAGCTTGCATGAACTTTTGTGCTGCACGTGGTGCAATACCGAGCAGGTCTACACGTTGCGCAAATTCACCGTGCGGAGTGAGTTCCTTGAGGATGATCAAGCGCGTACCGAGTGCCAGCATGGATTCGGCTGTACGGCGTTGGTAAAAGCGGATTTCATCCTCAATGCCGCCTACTGTAATCGGACCTTGATAGCCGAACTGCTCAGCGATGTTTTGAGCGTTGCTGGCTAGTTGCTGGTCAATCATCGCCATCGTGTTGGATGCTTCTACTGCGTCTTTAAACGCCTCCTCATTGATCGTTAGGTCTGGATTTTGCGGGGCTGGTTTTGCTGGTCTTGCCATGTTGTTTTAACTCCTGATTAGTCTTGGCGGGTAAATCTGTTTTTCGTGTCTTCCAGGCGTCGGCTGGCTGCATCAATCCCGTTGAGGATCGCGATCGCTTTTTGCCCAACACGTGGGGCAATACGGATGTTGTCGTTATGGGTTAACTTTTCGGCGACCCCTGCTTCAATCAGGTTGTAAATGTCTCGGGTGACATTGCCTGCGTTGGTATTGATTGCCTTGGCGATCTGGCTGGGGCTGAGACCGTCAACTTCGTGGCCGAATAACACCATCACTGTTTTAAGGATGCGTTGCTGGGCTGCGTTTTCGTATGCGTGTTTACGCTGGGTGGTGGTTTTAGGCATTATTCTTCCCCGTCAAAATCAAGCTGCGGTTGTGATGCGCGCTCTACGTTGGCGCGGTGCCAGGCTGTGGTGGCCAGGTGATCAGTTAATGCTGCGATCACGGCTTCAGGGTTTTGGTGATGGGTATAAAACTCGGTGAGTTCACTCAAGGCGCGGTTGAAGCTGGCTTGCAGTTGCAGCATTTTTTCATCGCCAAGCTTTTTGCCTTTGGGCATTTTGATCAGGATGCACTCGTCGCCATAAGCCAGGTACTGCGTGACAAAGTTACAGCGGCAGGCAATCTGAAAGCTGCGGACTCTGTTGAAAGGCATGTCGCCGTTATCAATATGCTGGTAAAGTCTGCCAGCGGTGAGTCCCATTTCATCGGCAATGCGCTCTACGCTCATGTTGTGCTTGTCTTTGGCGTAGTCTTTACACATCCGTAAAGCTTCGGTGAAGCTTGTTGGAACCTTGTTTTTATAATTCATGGCCATTTTTCTAATGCCCCTTTTTCATGGTGTTAGAATCAAATACTTGTTTTCTATCTATGCAATGCTGTTTCGCTGTTGCAAAATGTGCCCATATCGTTAAGCCGCAATCTCCAGCTTCTCGAATGGGTGGTTAATCATCTTTGTGCGTGGGTCTGGCTTCATACCTAACAAAACAGCAGCGCGGTGCGAGTCTCCGCGTCTGCCTTTACCTTCTCCGCGCAACAGATCCACTACTGACATTCGGCTGAGTTGATGCTGCGCACAGAAAGAGGAAATCGACATGCCGTAATCGGTGAACATTTTTTTCACTTCAGTTGAAGTGAATGGACGGTCTACCCCTGCTTGGGTACCGTTTTTGAGAGATGTGTTTTTTTTGTTCATAACTATGGGCTTTTAATTACATATTTGTGTATGTGTGGGTAATTGTATGTGTATTTATTACACATTGCAAGGGATATTTATGCGAATTAATTACATAAAAGACATTTGTAGAGCAGTCTGGATGACTATGGACGAGCTTTCCAAATTCACTGGCATCAAAGGCCAGAGGCTGAGGGATATCTCATCTGGCCGTGTAGAAAACTTCAAGCCAGAGGAATTGGCTATATTTGTGGAAAAATTACACATTAGCCCAGAATGGCTAATGACAGGCGATGGCGATCTGTTTCAAAATGGCTTCCATCGTTACTCCAGCCATGCTGCAGATGTGATTAAGCGCGTTGGTGATCTGATGTCACCAGGGAATGTATTGGCTTCGTATGATGAAGTACTCGGGTTGCCTGAAGGCACGGTGGATAAATGGCTAAAGAAGTATTCATTGCCATACTGGTTTATTGAACGGGCCTGTGATGATCTCAATAAGTCTTATGATTTTATTGTGTATGGGATTGATGCAGACTTTGCCGCGCCAAAGGTATCAATAGCCAAGCATGCAAAACAGGAACCTGCAAACATAAACCAGGCAATGAATGATGATCAGATTAATCTGCCGTGCTTGAATATCAGAGGCAGTGCTGGCCCTGGTAATGAAGTGCTCGAGGAGCGAGTGTTAGGGCACTTTCAAGTAAGCAGGTCATGGGTGCGTAATGTGCTTAATTGCGAGCCTGGAAAGGTAGACATTATTTTTGTGGATGGCCCAAGCATGGAGCCGACGCTTCAGGACGGTGAGTTGGTATTGGTTGATAGACGCTGCCATCGGTTTGATAACGATGCTGTGTATGTGATTCAATATGACGGTCATTTACGCATTAAGCGAGTGCAGCTCAAGTTTGATGGGGGTGTGATTATCAAGTCAGATAATCCGAGATTTGAGCCTGAGTTTTTAACGCAGGAACAAGCCGAACACTTACGCGTGATTGGCAAGGTCCTAGACTGGAAGTTTGGCAAATTTAAATTATGAGGTAAGTCACCCGTGAGATATTTATTAATTTGTGCATTGTTAGCAGCATGTAGCCACAATGAGCAGGCTGCTGCCCCTGTTTCTCAAACTGAAGCTGTTGCACAAGCTCCAGCAGTTCCAACCCATAACTATGCGGTGTATATGGATGATGAATATGGGTACCAACCAGCCGTGAGCGAGAACCAGCTCAATAATGGCCAGGTAGCCAGTACGTTATTCATGCTCAAGTACTTGGGTGAAAAGAACGGCAAATATCAATTATTCACCAAGCAGAATGATAATGTGATGACAGTAATGGAGTGCCAGAACCCGTGCCAGTTTATCAAGTTGAGCCACATCATTAATGGCATGGGTGTGGTGAAGACTGAAGTTATGGAAGCAGCGCCTGATTCCATTGGCAAGATGGCTTTTGATGATGCTATCAACGGTGAGCTGCAGCAGTTTGTAAAAGAGGATGGCGGCAAGCGCTACACCGTCTGGCTGGATGGTAAGAAATTGAACCGTACCGCTATCAATTGATATTTTAAAACGCATTAAAAGACCCCAAATCCATGTCCGTCCACAATGGCGGACATGTCTATTCCCCATCCTAACAATTTAAAGACCTCTCCCGCAGGCAGAGCCTTTATCAAAGGCCATGAGGCACTACGCCTCAAGGTTTACACTGATATTGCTGGTTTTAAAACCATAGGCTGGGGCCACAAGCTACTCAAAAGCCAGCTTCATTTAACAGAGATCACTGAGGAACAGGCTGAAGAGCTCCTGGACAGCGATCTGCACTTAATCGAGATCTACCTGAACGGCACCGTGCGCGTGCCTCTTAACCAGAACCAGTTTGATGCATTGGTGAGTTTCTGCTTCAACCTGGGTATTGGTGCGCTTGATCGTTCGACCCTCCTTAAATTAGTCCAGGTAGG